AGGCGCAAGACAATGTGCCAACTTATTTTATTGAAGAACATGGTTTGACAGAGAAAGCTATTACTGAGGCTTATTTTTTAGGCCGCCAAGATGGTCGGTTAACTATGGCACAGGCAATTATGGATCGTCTGGGGCCAATGGAGCAACAAGATGACAAGGAGCATGGGTGTAGTGATGACAAAAACTAATATGAAAAAGAGCGATTGGATTTCATTATGCAATTTGCTCAAGACAGATATAGGTGCAAAAAATGAATATATTGAACGTGCATCACAAAGGATCAAATCTTTAGAAGAAGATTCAGCAAGGCATTATCGCAATGCTGCATCTATAACTGCTTCTATGAACCGTTGTATGGAGGTCATGGAAGAAACGCTGAATGAATTAACTGATGCTGGCCATGGCGGCAGAGTGACAAAACTGGCGCGTTATTTGCAATTTGCAAAGTATGGCACAGATGAATTGTATCAGTTTGTAAATTATAAAGAGCATTCTGAAAACATAATCAAATCAAAATATAGATTAGATGAATTGCACAAACTGATGAATGAAAGCCTGAAAAAAATGGGCAGAAAGCCTATTTACCCACAGACAGAGGATGATGATTGATGGACATTGTTGAACGGTTAAAAAATGTATCTTCAGTTGAATGGTTGCAACCAACTTGTGTTGAAGCCGCTAATGAAATTGAAAAGCTGCGCAAAGAGGTTATCAAGCAAACAACAAAGAATGTGACATGGAGAGAATTGTGGCACACAAGGAAGTTTGTTGAAGATCATGTTACGCAAAGATGGCAAGAAAAAATTAACAAGCTTGAAAACGCTATGAACGACGTGCTGATGTATATTGCGCCAATCAAATATTCCCAAATGAAACCTGAAACACAACAAGTTATCAATGATCTTAACGAGGATCTGAGGGCTAAGTTTCCCCAGGACGATGAAAATGCGTCCTGATTTTACTGATATATTATTGGCATTAGATGGGGAGAACGATGAATCAATGGTGGCATGACTATTTGTATTCCTGGCTAGCAATTCTTGGCGGCTGCATGATTGCGTCGCCGCTAATTGCAGTGCTGATCAATTTTATGATCAATGGAATAAATGTGGATCTGAAAATTAAATTCGACGATGACAAAGAGAGGATGTTATGGAAATAAAAAAAGACAACGGGCGCATCAATTTTGCTGATTGGGATATACCGATCAAGCAAGCTTTTATTGATGAATTTGAAGAAATGTTTGACGATGTGATGTCGCGCTATATCAAGAAGGCCATGCGGGCGATTGATAAGACCAATGTGCGGGCATTTCTAGAAATAAAATACGACAACAAAATTAACGTATTAAAAGATACGGAAATTCGCGTTGTATTGCCGGTTGGCCCTACAGAATCCGAAGATCCAGAGTTTGTTGTTAATTTTGAAAATCTGGTCAAAGAATATCTTGATATGCATTATTTCCGGCCAGGCATCGATGATTATGAGATAAATTCCATGAAAGCTTTGGCTGCAAACCTATCTAACCTGGCCAAGTATATTGAAATTTATCTCGACGAAAGCACAAAGATCTATGCAGAAAAGGAGGTGCCGTAATGAGCGGAGAAACAAAACAACGCATTGGCGATCTTGAAGCGGAGATTGTTCGGTTGAAAGCAGCACAACCAACACTGCGGGATCAGTTTGCTATGGTTGCATTAAATGGAGTTTTAACCGCTATACCGTTTGAAACCGCATTTAATATAGAAAAAATAACTTTGTCTTGTTACAAAGTTGCTGATGCCATGCTGGAGGTTCGTGATGCCAAGAATTGAATTAACTGAACTGGAACGGCAGAAGCTTGCTCGTGCTGGTGCTGATAGTATTCCATGCCAACACGGATGGAGGCCGATCGACACCGCGCCAAAGGATGGCCGAGACGTTTTGCTCATTGACGATAATAGGGTAACCATTGGATGGTGGTCGGGCAGTGAATGGTGCCAGCAAGATTTATATATTAGTTTGTATAACCCCACCAAATGGCAACCATTACCGGAAGCCTCTGATGCCTAGAGGTCGCCCCAGAAAATGGTCGCCTGAGCAGACGCAAAAGATGGTCGATCTGGCCAGGACAGGCATGGCATACAAAAAAATAGCCATGATTATGAACGATAAAGATCACGCCATTAAAAACGCATTGAAGCGATATGGCGTGTATGTAACGCGAGAAGATGTTGGCAAATCACAATTGGGAAAAACAAAAATGCTAAAACCGCATGATAATTATTCTGAAAATCACCTTATTGAACATGGCAAACAATGGCTGGAAATTATCGGTCTTAGCCAAATGGCCATGAATACTGGCATTTTTGACCAGAAAAAAATAGATATGATCACTGCATTGCTGGTTATATCGGAACGTCGGTATCGCCGGTATTTGGAGCATCATGTTAACGAAAGCATGAAAGAACAAGAATTACAGGAAAGATTGGAGCGAGACATATCTGATCTTTTAAAGAATTAACAAATTGTAACATAAATTGTATAATGCCTCAGTATCGGTGAGGCATTTCCATGGACCCTTTATCTCTCTTGGCTGTTGCAACAACGGCCTATGAAGCCATTAAAAGTGGCATTGAAGTTGGCAAAGAGATTGAAGGCATGGCCCAAGATCTTGGCGAACTTTGGGAATCTGTTGCGCATTTGACCAGTCTTGCGGCTAGTCCTCCGAAAAAATTTGGCAGTAAAAAGAGCATAGAAGCACAAGCCATTGAAATTTATGCTGCAAAAGCTAAAGCACAAGAAATGGCATTGGCGGCGCGAAATGCTTTTATCGGCCAATATGGACTAGCGGCTTGGGATAGTTTGCAAAAACTGGTTATTGAAATGCGCAAACAGCGGGAACGGGAAGAGCGCATCCGCCAGGAAGAATGGGAAGAAACCAAATACAACATTATATTGATTGGCGGCGTTGTGTTTATCGTTTTAATTTTGGCTGGATTTGTTTATATTGCTATCAGAATTGCTTTTTGACCAACTGGCCTTTCCGTCTGGACAGGATTGGCGTATAGTAAGCCTATGATTGCAACAGGATTTATCAAATGGCTGGTTTAACGCCTGGACTCGTTCCCAATATTCGACTTGTCGATCCCATGGCACAGGCACAAGCTGCGCCAGAACCAGATCTTATCATTGAACAAACTGATACAGAAGGCGTGGATCAGCCAGAATTTGACGACAAAGGCAATATCTTACGCATTGATCATCCAGACGGGTCCATTACGGTATCGCTGAACGGCAATCCGGTGGAAACGGCAGGCAAATCTGGGCCAAGCGGCTGGTTTGACAACCTGGCGGATGAAATTGACGAGCAGGAATTGACCAGAATTGCCGATGATCTGATCAGGGGCATTGAAGAAGATATTTCCAGCCGCGAAGAATGGATTCAGGATCGTGCGCAAGGTTTGCGCTTGCTTGGTTTGAAGGTGGAATTGCCAGGAACGCAAGGATCTGCCGACGGTGCGCCGGTCGAAGGCATGAGTAAAGTGCGTCATCCGTTGCTGCTGGAAGCGGTATTGCGGTTCCAAGCAAACGCCAGGTCTGAATTGTTGCCGACCGATGGGCCGGTCAAGATCCGCGACGACAGCAACAACAAAGGGCCAAGCGACGACTGGATTGCTGAAGCATTGGAGAAAGATTTTAACCATTACCTGACGGCAGTGGCTAAAGAATATTATCCAGACACAGACAAAATGCTGTTTATGCTTGGGTTTGGCGGCACAGCATTCAAAAAGGTCTATTATTGTCCGTTACGGAATCGTCCAGTAAGCGAATCAATCGACGCGGATGATTTGATCGTGAACAATCAGGCGACGGATTTGGACAATGCGCGGCGTGTAACGCATCGCATTTACATGCGGCCTAGCGTTGTAAAGCGCATGCAGATCCTTGGTTCTTATCGGGATATTGATTTGAACCAGGCAAAACCGCGTGATCTTGATGCAGTGCAACAAGAGAAAAAACAACAGCAAGGCATTCAGTCGGATGTCAAATCAGCCGAAGATCGTGATCGTGAGATTTTCGAATGCTATTGCGAACTTAATATTAAAGGCTTTGAGCATGAATTGAATGGCACTCCGTCGGGTCTGGAGGTGCCATATCGCGTGACAATTGATGCTTCATCCAAAAAAATCTTGTCCGTTGTGCGCAATTTTGACGAAGATGATGCCGAATTGCCGACAGCGCGGAAAGCTTTTGTCAAATACGACTTCATTCCTGGCTTGGGCTTTTATGGCATTGGTCTCTTGCATATCTTGGCCAACACAACCAATGCATTGACCGCTGCTTGGCGTGAATTGCTGGATGCCGGTATGTACAGCAATTTCCCTGGCTTCCTTTATGCCAAAGCTGCTGGTCGCCAGAACACTAGCATTTTTAGGGTTCCTCCTGGCGGCGGTGCGCAGGTCGATACGGCTGGTATGCCGATCCAGCAAGCGGTTATGCCATTGCCTTACAAAGAGCCGTCGGCGGCATTGATGGGCTTTACTGAGAATATCAGCCAGTATGGCCAGCGCGTCGGTGGCACCGCTGAAATGGCGGTGGGTGAAGGCAGGCAGGATGCGCCGGTCGGCACAACATTGGCTATTATTGAACAGGCCACAAAGGTGATGAACAGTGTGCATAAGCGCATGCATGCTGCTCAGGCGGATGAATTGCAGATGATGGCGGATGTGTTCCGCGAGCATCCAAATAGTTTTTGGCAACGCAACAAGCGGCCAAATCTGCCATGGGACGAACAGACATTTGTCACAGCATTAAGCAATTACAATTTGTCGCCGCAGTCTGATCCAAACACCGCCAGCCATGCGCAGCGTTTGATGAAAATTGTTGCGTTGCTGCAATTGGCACAGCAAATGCCGGATGCATTTAACATGCCGGTATTGTTGCGCGAAGCATTGCAAGGTCTTGGTTGGGAGCAGGCTGATTCTTTGTTGGCTCCTTTGGATATGCCATCAAAACCAAGTGCGGAAGATCAGGCTATGCAAATAACAGCGCAGGCAAGCCTGTTATCCGCGCAAGCTAAAATGGCTGATGTTCAGAACAAAGTGCAGGCTGAACAAGGCCGCAGCGTAATGGATATTCAGATTAAGCAAGCTGAATTAAAAATGAAACAAGCGGAGATTGCGCAAAAATCACAGGATGCGCAGTTGGATGCATTTAATCGCAAACGTGATCGTGAAAGCCGCGAGCGTTTAGCGACATTGCGACTGGCCGAAGATATGGCAAAAAATCCTGCTGGCTTGCAAGTTGCTAGCGGCATTATTGATCCTGATATGTTGCGGACACTGGAAACGCAAGAAGAGCCAATCCAGCCTAATCCGCAAAGCGTAATCAAATAGGTGCTTCGTGGTTTACAAAGGCGAAACGCAAGACGATGCTGATGAGGTCGATGCCTATAATCAGGCAATGGAATATTTGCTTGCCAATACGTCTGAATACGCCACGCCATTTGGTGATTTTGCCAGCGAGATCCGCAAGAAAAATGCCATAGGTTTTCCGCAGACCTATGCGCGTGGTGGTTATGCCGATGGCGGTGAAACAGATCCGTTAAAAGATCCGGATGTGCAAGACGCATTACGCCTGGCCAGGCAGGAAATTCCGCGTCCAGAAGGTCTAGGGCGTGACATATCAATAACGCAACCGGACCAATCTGTTTATGGCTGGAACGCACAAACAGATACGGCACAGCCAAAATATAAAGATTATATAAAGCCTGATACTATTGGTGAATTGGAGCCAGGGCCAGGTTTGTATGATCAAATCAAGCCATATTTAAGCAAAGAATATTGGCAAAATTTCTCACGCGGTAATGTCAAAGAGGCTTCGGACGAGGCGGCTAATCGCGTTTGGAATGCTATGCGCATTGCAAAGCAAAAAGCTATTGGCGGCGAAAACATGACACCACAAGAAGAGGCGCAAGCTACTTCTGATATTGTCAATTTTTGGCCTGCTGCCGGTATGACATTAAGCAGTGCAAAACCTAATCCAAATGTCATGGGCATATTTGCTGGAGAAAAAGCTGCGACGGCGGATCGTGCAGCGTTAGCAAATGCAAAAGATATGTTGGAGCAAGGCAAATCGCCAAGGGATATTTACAAATCGACTGGTTGGTTTCAAGGCGCTGACAACAAATGGCGATTTGAAATACCAGATTATGAATCAAAAATGCTTGCGGAAAGGAACCCGCAAAGTGGTTATTTGGAATTAAAAGACGATTTGCAACCATATCCTACTACTGTTTTAGGAGAAAATCCTGCATTCGAACACAAAGCTCTGGTTGAAGCTTATCCAGACATTACAAAATTATTATATCAAGAGCGCGAAACAACAAAGGCCAACCAAGGCATGCAAGGTGGTTATGCTCCGCCGCGTTGGAATGATCGGTTATTAAATTATTCTGATCCTGCCGTTGTGACATATACCGGCACGACTGATCCGCGCAGTACAATTTTGCATGAATTGCAGCACCATGTGCAACAGGTTGAAGGTTTTGCGCCTGGGGCTAATGCTTCATCGGTTAGGGAAGCTATGCCGCATGAAAAAGCTATCCAAGACGCTCGTACAATGTCTATTTTAAAAGAACGTGGCAATGTCGAAGACCCAATTGATTATTTTTTAAAAAACATGGGCCGCGAACCAGATCCAATTGCTGTTGAATTATACAATCGTTTTTCTAAAAGCGAATTGATGGATTTGCCTAGTGATTGGGTAGAAGCATATCGTCGCATGGCTGGTGAAGTTGAAGCGCGTAATGTGCAAGAAAGACGCGACATAGAACCAAACAAATTAAAAAATATTGGTCCTTTTGTTACGCAAGATTACCCGCGTGGATCAGAAATTTTAGATCCTGATAAACCAATACCTGATTTTAGAATTTTGTCTGGACCAAAAAAACCAGAACAAAATTTAATGTCCAGCGTAAATTTTGATTCTGCATTGATAGACAAAGCTAAACAAAATTATGGAATAACGCATAATTTTAATGAAGCTGGCTATATTATGCCTGATGGTTCAATGTTAGATTTTTCTGGTCGAAACCAATCTGTTGGCTACGTCAAATCCGGCAATAGATTTGTTCCTGAACGTGGTCAAAAAGATTGGTTACACAACGATAGAAACATTGACCACAGAGATGTGGCTGAAATTGTTGGCGGTCCAGAAG